CGTGACGTTTCTCGAAGTTCTCCGCAATCTGGCGGCTGGATGCTACCGGCTCACCGTTCTGGGTGGTTAAAACAATGTCGTTCATGTAAACCTCCCTAAAAAATTCCTTTCTTTGTGTGTACTGTAACGCCAAGAATTGATATTTCGTGGCTTCCGTCTGGGAACCGTCGAATCCTCGCTCCTAGCTCTGAGAGCGCATAAACGATGTACCTGTACTCCGTACAATATTCCATTCCGGTATTGTGTGGGTATCCGTCCATCGTGATTGAGCCTGAGTCTTTATATGCGCGCATAAAAGACCAAGCGGTATTTAACCGAGTAGCAAGGTGTTCAACGCGTTCTTGTGTCGTCGGTTCCTTTGGATTACTCATCGTAGACCACAAGCTCGTTCAACGTGACCTTGAAATACTTTGCAAGCTTGAGTAGCTGCGAAAGACTGGGGCCGTAAACGCTGCGTTCCCACTTGCCAATTGCGCCGTTGCTCAGACCCGCTGCTTCTTCCAAATCCGTGCGGCTCAGCCCGTGCAGCTTGCAAAACTGGTCGATTTTTGAAACATTCACTAGCGATTCTCCTTTCCGCTCTTGCAAATCACTAGAAAATATGCTACTATGTAGTTGCGAGGTACAAAGTGAATAAAATCTAGCGTCTGCATGATACAATATTGTCAGGGGCTTTGGTTTTGTTTGCCCTGTGCTTAGTATTATACTAAACAATTCGTTAGGTTTCAATAGTAAATTGGCATTTTCTAATGTTTTGGTTAGGTGCACAAAAAGTCGAGGTGTTTCCTATGCGAAATGTGGAAAGAGCTAAACAAATCGCTAAAAGCAAAGGTATTAGCTTTGCTTTTGTGTGTACGCAAATTGGCAAAAGCCGAGGATACCTAGCGGAAATTATAGCCAATGGGCGGGACATACCCGAAAAAATGCTAGAACCTGTTGCCAAAGCTCTAGGCGTCACGGTCGAAGAGCTGACCGGCGAGGCGCAAAAAGAAAAGCCCGCCCCCGGTGGGAGCGAGCTGGATAAAAGGTTTGACGCGCTGCTCAGTCAAATGACCGATGCAGACCGCGCAGACCTGCTAGAGTATATGGAATTTAAGGTCGCAAAGAGAAAGGAAAGCTCCAATGGCTGAGTTCTTAGATAAAACAAGTCTGGCTCTCCTATTATATATGGAGAAGCACAATGGCAAGATGAACCAGCACGAGGTTTGCCTTATCTCTGGCGAAAATTTCAGCCACAACGGCCAGAACCGGTACATTCAGAATTTGAAGCATTGGCAGCTGATCGAAGAGCGCCGCAAGGAGTACATTCCTGATGGTGTGGGTGGCTTTCTTCCCAGCGAGTGCATTTATTCTCTTTCGCTAAACGGCGAAGCTTATCTTCAAGAAGTTCGAGCAGATCAGGAAAATCAAGCACTTCAGGCCGCGTTGGATGCGCTGGTGTCCATCTTCGGTTCGAGATTTTAAGAGCATCACAGACGCGGTCAAATGCGTCGTGCAGTTCTTCCGTGGTCTTGCCTTTTCCGCAACCATAGTTGAAGCAGTAGTACCCGATTTCAAGAGAGCATCGGCAATCGCAATTCGCGCACTTTTCGCTTTTGGTTCCGGGAAGCCCGGATGCTTCCGTTGCCAAAAGGGCAAAGATTCTGGTTTTATACCGGCCTATTTCCAATTCATACTTATCCATAGAGCTACTCCTTTCTGCGGTTGAGCAGGCTTTCCGCATAGGAAAGCACATCTTGTTTTTCTTTGGCCGTCATGGAGGAAAACAAGGCCTTGATACGGCACTTCTCTTTTTCCATTGTATCACATTTTGCGAATTTTGTGCTATCATTTTGCACTTTATTTTCCCCCTTTAGCAAAGTTCATTGATAATTTAGTTTTTTGGCAGCTGGTTGGCTGCCTATTTTTGTTTATGAGGTGGTTATCATGAAAAGAAGAACGTTCCTTGCATTGGGCTTGACTGCGGCTTTGTCCATTCCTTTTGCCATGACGGCTTTTGCAGATAATGGCCAGTACAAGCCGCGTCAAGATGTTGAGTTTTCAGGTCAAACCGATTTTGACTATTTTTACACATATACGGATGTGGATTACAAAAATTACCCATTTGTAAACGCGGATTACAAGTGCTTTTCTGTTGTAACCCCTGATGGACAGCGCTTTTACGCCGCTGTAAAAACGATGCAGTATGAATACGCAAGAGCTGCATTTGCAAATAAAAACGTAACATTTAATGGACAATATTTGCAAACCGCAGGTGATGGGTCGCCTATTATTGATATCAGATATTTCATTTCTTCTAATGCCGACGGAAGCAAAAAAGAGGAATCTGTTGGAGACTACATGTGGGCTACCGCCAAGTACAATAATACATGCGAAAGCATCTTTCGAGCATTTTATAGTTCATATGCGGATGCCATTGTGACCATTGCAGAGGACAGTTCTTATCTTGAACTTGACACAAATCCGCTTAATCGTGAGCGCGAATATGATTATGTAGATATCGGCCTTGGCCGTATTCAAAAAGTAAACAAAGCGCTTGGGTTGCCTGATTGGTTATACGAGGAAATGGTGAACACTCGTGCTCTTGATGGTCGGCAGAAAGAAAACTTTGATAAAGTGTCCGTTACATGGTCGTACCATCCGGATCACGGCCTTGAGGTCATTTACCGCAAAAACTAACTTGTAAACTTGTTTACAACCATATTATAAAACCGTTGGTTGTTTTCGTCAATCCCCATTCGATAACTGTTTTCGGTGGAAAAATCCACAGAAAATTGCGCTTTTCACAAGATACGCGCGGTTTGCGCGAACAACGTGCAAAATATGCGCGTTGTTATTCGCGGTTGCAAGGTTGTTGCAATTTTTGCAACAAGTCAGCGGCTACAGCCCCGCCGGGTTCCTGTGCTGCCGTGCGCAGCTTGTCCAGCGCGTTGATCTTGTGGGCCGCGTACATCATGGCACGGGCTTTCTGCTCCGGCGTCATGTCCACATAGCAGGCCAGTGCGGCGCGGATGTGGGTGCAAAAGTGGTTCATCTTGTTGTTGTTCATGTTCAATCCTCCCAGGGCTGCGGTGTGCGGTCGGTGCCGGTCAGTACGCTGGCGGGCATTCCGTCAATGATGGTTGTTTCAATTTCTTTGCTGTTTCTTTGCTCAAAATCCATTTTGTTTTTCTCTTTCTTTTGTGCACATTTATGATTTATAAACCAGATTTTACCATGCGCCGACGGAAAACGAAATCATAATAATTTTTGTCGAATGGCGCAGAATTTTTCTGCGTCATTTTTGTTCAACGCCCGCAGGAAAAGGGGGTCAAAAGAATGAGTTACTTTACCGCTGCAAAAATCGGGAATGCCCTGGCCAAAGCCCGGGTGGATGCAGGGCTGAGCCAACGGGAAATGGCGCGCCGCATCGAAAAAGGAGAACGCACCGTGCAGAGCTGGGAAAAAGGCGTTTCCAGCCCAGACGCCGATGAGATCATGGACTGGTTCACCGCCTGCGGGGCTTCCCCTCTGGCATCCATGCAGGAGATGCTGCACCCGGAGCTGTATCAAGCGCCGACAAGTGAGATGACGGACGAAGAGATTGACGCCGCGCTTTCAACGTATCTCGACACGGCTCCCCGCATCGTAAAAGAGATGATCCTGTTCATCGCAATGGGCCGGCATGGCAGCTATCCACCGGCGGTATTTGCCGAGGTGTGTGCCAACCTGCACACGCCTTTGCAGTGCAAGGTAGCCGTGTGCGGGCACGTCCGGTACAACTACAATTTTTCTGTGGTTACAGGAACAGACCCGGTGCCGGACGAGGTGCACCCGCCCGTGGAACTGCTGGACAGCGCATACAAGGCGGGCGAAACGGCGGCTCTGACGGGCGCAAGTTCTTATACCACAAAGCGAGGTGAACGGCCATGAAGTGCGTCAGACCCTGCTGCCGCCGGGAGATACCGGAAGGGGCTTCCTTTTGCCCGTGGTGCGGAAAAAAACAGCCGGAAGCTGCCCCACAGCAAAGAAAAAAGCGCCGCCGCCCAAAGGGCAGCGGCAGCGTGTACAAGCTGAGCGGGACACGGGCAAGGCCGTATGTTGCTCTGACGGCCCACAGGGACGTTCTGGGGACGTTTGAAACGGCAGGCGAAGCAGTACAAGCATTGGATGCTTACAACGCCCAGAACACGCCCGCAGCGCGTCTGAAGTGCACTTTTGCGGACGCCTATGCGCAATGGAAGGCGCAGCCCAAATTTGACAAGCTCGGTGATGACATGAAAAAAGGGTATGAGCTGGCCTATGCAAAGGCCGCCCCACTGTATGACCGACAGCTCCGGGACTTGAAGGCAGCAGACTATCAACAGGTCATCGACCAGATGGTGGAAAAGGGGCTTTCCCGCAGTTCCTGCGAAAAGCAGCGCACGCTTTTCAGCCAGATTTGCGAGTGGGCAATGGCGCAGGAC